TACAGTACCAACGCCTACTTCCCATTGCGTACCGCCAGCGTTGTAAATAGTGTAATAAGTTGTATTGCCGTTGCCGACTGCTGAACTAAAGGTCTGAAACTGCGTAACAGCGCCAGCAAGCGTTAATGTCCCAGTACCTGTCGTGGTACTCGTTTCTTGGACACGGTCTTTAAGAATTAGCGCCATGATTTACCTTAACTGTTAGCTCGGATGATTGTTCCTGCTGTAATGCTGACTGTCTGACCTGATGCAACGGTTGTAGTATTGAGGTTCATATCAGCGCCTGAAGTACCTACTGAGCCATCCATTACTACTGTTGTGCCGTCAGATTTAACTATACGAAAGAATGTCGCTGTACTTGATGCTACTGCTGTTCCGCTAGTAACTGTTCCCAGAGTAATCGTACCGTTAGAATCTGTACCAAAGCCACCAGCAATCGTTAAGCTAACTAGCAAGGTTTGAGTAGAGATAGCAGTATTAGCGTTAGTTGGCTGAGTGCCATCATATAGACGGATAATTGAGCCAGAACCAGCATAGGTGATTAGACCTTGCTGTTGGGCATCTCTAGTGCCGTTTGAGTATTTTAAATTTGATGCCATTATCTAACTCCTACAATTTTACCGTTTTCATCACGAATAACAGTTTTAGGTTGGTTTATTTTATCGTGGATAGCGGCAATCATTTGCGCTAACTGTTGATTTTGTTGCTGTAAATTCTGAACTATCGGCTCTAGCGGATGTTGTGTCATGTCATACCCCATTGTGTCTTGCAATAATCTTGCGGTTTCTACATTGCGTATGTAGGCTTCTGAACCATCATCCAAACCTTGATTAATTCGAGCAGTTTCAATTTTAGTCGCATTATCAAGGTAAGCCAAGAGAATGTCCCTGTTATTGGTCATTTCAGCTTCTTTAGTATTGCGTTCTTCTTCTAGCTTGAATTTCAGTTGGTTCTCTTGTGCTTGGTACTCTTGTTTAGCTTTTTCTAGTTCGTTCTGAGCTTGAAATTTCTGTACTTCCATCTGAGTTTGAGCCTGTAACTTCTGCTGATCAGCTTGAATCTGCATCTGCAATTTCTGCATTTCAGGCGTAGGCGGCTTTGGTTGGCCTTCTTGCGCCTTGGCTTGCTGACGGAATTTATCTGCTGTTTCATCAATCAAACCTTCCATGCCTTTACCAGCCTTAAACCCTGTTACGCCAAACTTAAGCATTTCCATAAGCAAAGGAGTAAGTTCAGGAGATTGGTTGGCTACAGGCAATGCGGTTTGCATAAACTGGCTTACAGCACTCAAAAATTCTACTCTGTCTTGCTTTTCTTGTTGCTCATCCTGGTAAATCATGGAATCGCTAGTAACCTCAATACGGAAGTTCTTAGCTGGTTCGTCTTTTAAAAGTGCAAGGGCTTGTGGGATAAGTGCTTGATCTTGTGGAGATAATTGCATTGCACCGCTGATCTTGACAATCGTATCTTCGGTAAAATGCTGGCAAATAATCTGTGCTTTGATCTGCAACAAGGCGGTAGCAAAATTTACTACATCGTGCTGCATAGTCTTTAAACGCCCTGAAGCGTTGTTTGACTTAATAATCTGTGCGCCTAGAGTTTCATTAGGGTCAGTCTGTCCACGCTGAATATCAGCAATACCCATGATTTCATAGATTTGCCCTTTAACTTGCTCCATAGCTTGATAAGCCATCTGCAAACCTTGGGCAATCGGGGCAATATCTACAAGGTTAATAGCTCCCGACATACCTTGTTTTTCAGCAAATGCTGCCCAATTCTTAACTGGCAATAATGAATTGTTTTCGCCTTCAGTAAACAAACGGGCTAAGCTAGGCTCTGCCGCATCGTATACACCCCGTACTTTAAGGGCTTGTATAAACCCGTCTATACGGTCAGCCAATGTATCTAATTGACGGGCTTGGTCTTGGTACAGAACATAATCAGGAACAGGAATCAAGCTGTCTGTTGTAAGTGTTGAAAACAAAGGTTTTGGGCAAGGCCAAAAGTTTTCAAGCTGCAATGGATCATCACGGACATCAAGAACTTTACCCATTGACTTAGATAGCCAAATGACTTGACCTGAAGTTTTATCCCAAATCTCATAAATAAGGGCTTCTCTTGAGCCTTCGCCCATCTTTTCGTTAAATGCTTTAGATGTGTCAGGTTTGGTATCTAGTGGAATACGACCACCTAATTCTTCACCAAAGCGTTCAACTAAAGCAGGGCGTTCCATATAGACTTTACGCCATACTGCGGTTACTTCTTCCCATGTACGGGCTACGGTCATACCAAAATCACGCCAATATACATAATCTACTGGGGCGCACTCATACTCGATACGCTCTTGATTCTCACGGTAAATGCCGCCTTCGGTTTCAGCTTCGTCAGTATCTTCAGTTACTTGCAAGCCATCTTTAGGTATATCTTCGGATTCAGCCTCACCAACAATATGCGGCTCATAACGTACCCAAGCTGTACCACGACCACCTAATAAGCGATCCTGAACCGCTGATTTCATTGCGCTGGCATAGTCACCATAATGCTCAATTTCGTACTCTAAAGCACGTTCTAGCATCATAGATGCCACTCGGCCTATTGGATCATTATCACGAAACCTACGGGTAACGTCCGGTCTTGGCAGCCTGGCGAATACAGCAGGGGTAATGGTTTGAACATTGCTCCACAAGATATTGAACTTGGCTTGTGGGTTATTACGGCTACGGGATTCATCACGGAAACGCTTTACGATTTTATCGGCACGACCTTCCCATTCTTTAAATGTACGCTCGTACTGGGCAATACAGTTATACCAATCTTCGTATGTATGATCCATGTTTATATCCTGCGATTAATTATTTTTGGAGTTTCTTTCCACATTTCATTTAGGGTTACTTCAGTTTGCCCGACATGAATGCCTTTAGGTCTTGAATCTTTGAGGATAGGGCTATCTTCATCTTTCCATACAATGCTGAGATAGCGCATTGCATCGCTTGAATGGCTTGTCCAATCGTGTTTTGGGCGATCCCTAAATACTTTTTTATCATCATCCCATTCCCGTTGATATTGTCGTAAACATTCAATTAAATCTTCACACTTATTATCAAACCAAGCACGGGTTAATGCAAGCCTTGTTGCTTGTATTCCATCCTGTAATGACAGATTTGGAACAATTTTTAGGTGTTTTAGGTCAATTTTTGCAGCAATTTGCTCAATTATACTCTTTCCACCACTTGCTAGTGTTTTGGCTCTAGCGTCATGGGGCAAGTAATGATAGCCATATTTATACCCATATTCTTCTTCTTTTTGGATTATAAGACCTGTATAAAATGGCACGGCTTGACCGTTAGATGAGTGATGGTCAAGTATCCGTATTTCCCCATATACCACTTGAAACCAAATAATTGCGGTGCTGTCGTTGAATCCTAAGTCCCAGGCAGTATGACAGGGGAACATTGGATCATAGTCAATGTTGGTAATGCGCTCTAAGTCCGTGATTCTACGCATTTCTTGACCATAATAAGCCCCGATAATGGCAGCTTCAAACGAACATAAGAATTCTTGTTCGTACTGGTTGTCAGACATAGTAGCCTGTGCATCCAGTAATTCAGCTTCAGGCAACAAGCCGGATTGATCGGCTCTCAAAGTCTTTACATACCAGTTAGGGCTTTTTTGGGCTTCGTTGTATATCTCATAGAAGGCATTATGACCCTTTGGTGTACCAATAAAAGTAGCCCAGCCCTGTCTATCCGTTAGCAATGGGCGCACAATCTCGCCCCATAGCCTAGGTTTCATGTCGGCATACTCATCTAGCACTACGCCATCTAGGTATAAACCCCGTAAGGCATCAGGATTATCAGCACCAAATAGCCTTATCTTTGCCCCATTAACTAATTCTACCCATAACTCAGATTGATTGGCTTTAACTATGGCTGGCTCTGCAAACTTTAAAAGGTAGTCCCAAGCAATGTTTTTAGCCTGTGCATAGTACGGTGCAATGTAAGCGTAACGGGCATCAGGCTTGTTTTCTGTGACTGCCCTACGGATAGTGTCGCAAATGGTAGCCACAGTCTTACCTGCCCTGCGGTGACAGACTAATACAGCCCATCGTTCATCCCGTCTATGGAAGTCTAAGAACGAATCCCTAGCCTTATACGGGTATTCGTACCGCTTTACTAATTCTTTCAATCTAAGAACTTGTGTTCGTGAATGACTTTAACTGGTTGTTGTTGATCGCCAGCGTGTTCAGTTCTAGCTAATTTGGGTACATGATACTCAGCTACCTGCATAAAGCAATCAAATGCTACTTTAGGGCCAAGCTTTTCATTCATAGCGATCTCGTCAAGCCATTGCTGAAGTTTGTCTGCGTTACCGTCTACGAACTTAGCGATCGCCTCTCTAGCGAGTGCTGTGGACTTATTAGGGCTACCAGCAGGTCTACCAGCACCCTTAATATTCTTTGATTGTTTATTCTCCATACCTTACCCAAGTGGTTGATTAAGATAGGTTAATTATAGCTTATTTTACTTCTTTATCTAAGTCTTTAAGTTTGTCAGCAATAGCGGCTCTACGCTCTAAACGCTCACGCTGGTTCTTTTCTAGTGTTGATTCAGTATGAGGGCGTAGCATTGCATCTTCTTTTTTATACTTACGGCTCATAGGGGTAGGTGGGATCATCTTAACCATTACATATCCTTCATTTTTTCAGTAATCACTTCTTTACGGGTCTTGGCGGCTTGCTTGAAGTCTGATGCACTAGG